TGGGGCTATCGAGAGACACGCCAGAGCTGCCGCTGGAGCAAGTACTGCAACTGTCTCGGGGTCGATACGGCGGCGAACAAATTGCCGAACTGTTTGCGGAGCCGACCGAATGAAATCATCAACCGAATTATTGAAGGATCACTGGAAGCTGAAATCGTGCGCCTGCGAGATCACATAAGTGACTGCATGTCCCGTGTTATCGAAGCAAGCATAAAAGACGGAGAACGACTGGGGATCAAACAATGACCAAGCGTAAAACAAAATCAGCCCTGCCCTATTTCGGATCGGACTCGGAGGTGGCGTCTTCTCTGGCCGGACTGCTGGATCACTGCCGACACGTCACGATTCCGTTCTGCGGGGGACTGGCGATCCTGCCGCATCTCAAAGCCAAAGTGGTGGTGGCGAATGACAAGAATTGGGCAGCCATCCATTTTTATCGAGTGGTGAATGACCCGGTACTGTTTCCGGAGCTGCTGCGGAAGTGCCAGGCGACTCTCAATCATCCCTTAGATGGACTCCAGGCGCATGGCTGCTGGAACTATCTACATCAACAGCCGGGCACGATTAACGAGGCGCCAGTGATGGGTGCATGGGCCTATTGGGCGATGTGCTGGATTGGTCGCAAAGGCCGTGGCGGGACCAGGCAGCAGTTTGACCAGATGACGACTCCCAGCGTCCGCTGGACTGCGACAGGTGGGGCGAACGCGAGCCGGTTAAGGGCGGCTGCAGAAGATCTGTCATTGTGGGCAGAGCACTTCCGACGGTGTGATTTTACGAGTGAGTGCTTTCGTGTGCTGCTGCCGAAAGTGGCTGACGACCCGAGTTGCGGCATCTACTGTGATCCGCCGTGGGTGGGGGCGGGTGATGAGTACCTGCATCCGTTCACGCCGGAGGATCACCGGGACTTGGCAAAGCAGCTGTACCGGTTCCGGGAGACGACGGTTGTTCTGCGGTACGGGGACGATCCGTTGATTCGCGAACTGTACGCGGACTGGCGGATTATCGAGGCGAGCAGTCGCGATCAGAACAACGCGGTCAAGGGGGAACTTCGGATCACCAACAAGGGGGAATGAGCAATGCGAGTTGAAGTCACGTTAACGGAAGTCCAAGCAGAAGCGGCCCATCTCGATCACGCTGCCGAGTGAGCGAGCATCGTCGGCAGTTGTTGCGTCAATACGGATCAAGTCTTTTACGAGTAGCAAACATGACTAGAACATCAATCGGCAATGTGGACGGGGCGCGGCTAGTGACTCGGCTGGTTTCGGCATCGGTCCCTCAATCGGCGTCGGCATGGCAGCCGCGCCATAATGTGCCACAGTTGGCGGACGTGGTGCCGTACCTGATCGAGTATGCGCGGTTCGGCTCGATTCTGATCAGCGGTATCATCCGGATCACGCGGGTGCAGGTGACGGCGGATGCGCAGTCCATTGTGTTGACGCTGGAGTTGAACGGCCAGCAGATGCGGTACGAATGGCCGTGGAGCGTTGCGGGCGTACCGATGATGTCTGGCGAGTGGGTATCGATTCCGGGTCAGGAGCAATGGCAAATGCGGTCCAGCGGCCTGTCTGGGATCTCGACAGAAACGAATGACGGTGCGGCGGTGATTCGGTTTGCGGAGCCGGTGCAGTTTCGGTATCGGGCGCCGTGGTGGGCACGTCCATTTCAGCGGCTGATGACGGTGACGCTGCACGGGTTCGAGGTGTTTGAGGACGCCGCATTTCCTCAGTTGAGCGGTCTGGCTGCGGGGTGGGTTTCTCCTCGGATCACATGGCAGCGGGAGACGTCGGTGAGCGAGGATCCAATTATCAACTTCCTTGCCGGATACTATGAGGATAAGTCGCGGCAGCGGGTGCGTGTCGAGGAGTCGCTGCAGGTCTATTACGAGGAGTGTGAGCGGTCGGGTGTGCAGCCGACTGAGGACGGCGCGAGAACGCATCTTGTGCGGACGGGTGCGATCAGTGCGATAGGCTATCTGATTCTGTGCACGTTTCTGAGCGAGTGGATTCGGGACTGGTTTATCCGGCGGCGTGGGGGTTGATATGAGCAGCAATCGGAACGGTACGCGGTTTGTGTTCGGGGTGATGCTACTGGCTTTGTCGAGTCTGCTGGCGATCATCGGCCTGTTTGATGCTGGGGTCTGGCTGGCGTTGGGAGCGGATCATACGTTGTCGCATCACCTCGGCGAGATGGGCGGCGTGGACGATGTCGGGACGGTGTTGATTACGGGGATCGTGACGAGTCTGGCGTTTATGGCCGGGATGCTGGCCACACATTTCACCAATTTCAGGATGTGACACATGGCAAAACTGAGAATTGAGATTGCATTGATCGAGTGCAATGCAGAGGCTGTTGCAGCGATGCGAAAAAATGGCGTGCTGAAGTTGCGGTTGCTGCCTGTGACTGCGTCGGATTACGCAGCAGCCAAGGCGTTGGCGTCGCATCAGTGGAGCAAGGATATTCTGGCGACAGAGCCTTATTTGCAATGCGACGTGCAGCACAGCGGGGATCTGCATCCGCAATACAACGTGCATCTGTTCGGCAACGGATTCAGTGACGTGCTGCTGACAGTGGACGTTGACCGGTGGTTTATGCCGCCGGATCAGCCACCATTGAAGCGGGAGGGATTGCAGCGGTTTGCTGAGCCTCAGAAGCCTGCACCAGTGGCGTTGTATTCGCGGAGTTGACGGCAGCGGTATTCACGACTGAGTGGCCCCGTGGTACGATTGCGGCAAGGTGCTGGCAATCAACAACAGGGGGCTACTTATGGACGCGGCATTTGAGCAATTGCTGCCGTATTTTCAGGTGGGAGCCTACGCGATCTGTACTGGTCTATTCGGCTGGCTGATCGTGCACGGTATCCCGAAGCTGCTGGACTCTGCACATGCGGAGCGGCGGGAGATCATGCAGGCGGCAGCGAAGGAGAGGGAGGATTTCCGGAAGTCACTGAGCGATACTGTCAACACGATCGGCGGTGAGATCAGGGAAGGTAACAAGCGGATCGGGGACGAGATCATCAAGAGCAACACTATCATGGCCAACACTCTGCAGGAGGTCCGGAATGAACTTCATCGGATTGCAGAGCGGCAGTAGTAGGCCCGCGACGGTGGCAGACGTGGCGTTGTGCATGGCTACGGTCGCGATGATGGTGACAGCTGTTTGTCTGACCGTCTCTCGGTTCGACGTGCATGCGATCTTGCAGCAGATGCGTGATGATCGGCATGCTGTTGATCGGCGGTTGCGTGAGATCGAAGAAAAACTGGATATCTGCGTTCTGGGCGAAACGGTTGCAGCCAGAGAGCAGAGATTACGCGAACCAGAGGACTTGCCATGACAGTGCAGCGGGCGATTATCGAGCACGGCCTGATGGATGTTCCGGACGAGGAGGTGGCTTCAATGCTGTCTCCATTGACGCGGAGTCCGATGGAGTGCTCGACATTGGCGTGGTGGCTTCGGGAGCAGGGTCTGGCCGATTCGACGTTCGTTGGCCTGCAGGTGCAATTGACGGGTGCATTGCCGGATCTGGTCATCAATCCGCAGACTCCGGTTCTGATTGCCGAGGGTGTCCGGAGTCTGTTGCAGCATGTGTACCATCGCGGGTCTCGGTATGTGTTGACGGACCGGATCGAGACGGCTGGTCAGGTGGCGGCTGTGGTCTCTGGTCTGTTGCAGATGGGGGTGGTGACAGAGCAGCAGGTCGGTGCGTTTTATTTGCTGGCTGACGGTCTGCTGTGGCCGCAGGGAGTGACTGCGGATCAGGTCTCGGCAGCGAAGGCGGCTATTCTGGCGGATGCGGCCTTGGAGCGGGTCCGGGACATCAACGCACGGGCGTTTGAGGATGCAGCTGCGGCCAAGCGTACTGGTGCAAGCCCAGATGAGATTATTGCAACGGCCAAGGCTGTGTGGGAGTCGGAATAGTGGCGATTACGCGACATGCAACAGCAAATATCACCGCGAATATTGTCTCGTCAATTAGTGCGACCATTCACGGCGTGGCTGCGGGAGCGTGCCTTGTCGTGCAGTTCTCGAACAATCGCGGAGTAGCGATGACGCACTCGGTTTCCGACGACGTTGCCGGAGCATGGCCAACGCTCCACATTCAAGTCGGCGCGTCAAATCGCTATGCGGGAATCGCAGTCTATCCGAATCATCCGGGCGGAAACGTGACGGTGACGATTACCACATCGGGAGACATGGTGTTGTTTGGCCAAGTGTCGGAGTGGCGCGGCGTCGCTGTTGATCCAGTGCGGCACACAGGGGCTCTTGCGACTGGCAGCACGTCTTCTCCGGGCACTTTTTATGCCGCGCCCTCAAGTGGATTCAGCCCACTGAGCGGCTCGCTGATATTGGCGTCCTACACGCTCAGCGCGTCCGTCACAACAGTCACTCCGGGCGCAAATTACACGCTGGCACGGTCAGCGGCCTCATACACAAATGGAGGTGGAACTCTGCATCAGTACCGGATCGCACCCAGCAATCTGACTGATGAGCGTCCGGAGATCACGTTTACTGCGGCAGCGGCCCGGCAGTGTGGAGCAGTGTGTATTGAGTTGATTGAGGCGTCTGATGCGTCGGTGCGTGCGGGTATCAATCGGGGTCTGGTGAATCAGGTCTCAGGTCTGGTGAGGGGAAGGTGAGGCAGCAATGATCCCAATGTTTCCGGTGCTGGGTGATGTGGTCCGACTTGAGTTCTCGACGTCCGCGAAAACGGGTGGTCGCGTGAATCCGTCGAGTGCGATCACTGCTGGTGATTTCCGGATCTACAAAAACGGGAGCACGACTGAGAAGACGACGACGAACGGCATCAGCGTCTCATCACCATTTGACAACTTGGTCGGTTTGCACATCCTGTCAATCGACACGGGCAACAGCGCTGGCGACAGTGGATTCTGGGAGCCTGCTGGGGTCTATCATGTGGCATTCTATCCGGCGTCGATCACGGTTGATTCGGAGTCTGTGGCAGCGTGGGTTGGAGCGTTTGAACTGGGTGTGCCTGCGAAGATCAGTCAGCAGATTGCGAATGATATCAGCAACGAGGAGGGCGACTGGCCGGACGCTGTGCAGTTGATTGCGGACAAGGTGATTGATGAGGGACCGACGAACTTCCGGGATCTGGGCATCACTGGCGACGGGTACGTTAGCCGCGTCGAGACTGTGGATGAGGCGACGGTTTCCACTGCGAGCGTCAATGAGATTGCCACGGATACGAGAGACGCAATTCTGGATCGGGTGCTGGCCGGTAATCATGACGATGCTGGATCAGTTGGCAAGGTGCTGCAGGAGACGTTGCAGGCCGCGTTGGATTGTGAGGGCGGCGGAGGTGGAGGGGGTCTGACAGGTCCATACGCTCTGACAGTGGCCGTGCAGGACAATGGAGACAGCGAGCCGATTGAGAATGCTACCGTGCGGGTCTATCGCACTGGGGAGACTGGCACGTTGCAGACGAACGATGCCGGTGATGCAGTGTTCGCGGTCAATGCGGCAACGTGGAGCTATGCGGTCACTGCTGCTGGGTACGCGGGGAGCACGGGTCAGGTTGTCGTCAGTGGAGATGACACATTGGTGATCAGTCTTCAGCTGGTTGCTGTGCCTGCTCCATCGTCTCCAGATCTGTCAGTGTTGCAGGTGCTGTGCGTGGACGGTGCAGGTCAGGTGCAGGGGGACGTGGCAATTGATGTGCGGTTGGTTTCGGTTCCGGCTGGGAGCACGAACACGGCCTATCTGGGAGCGAAGCAGACGTGGGTCAGCGGTAATGATGGCGTTGCGTCAGGAGAGGTTGTCAGACGTGCGACATACGAGATCAAGCGTGGTCAGGCTGCTGAATGGGCGCGTGTGATGATCCCTGATGCGGACGTGGCGACGGTGACATCGATCGTCGGGGCACCATGACGGATGCGGGGGAAATCCGGGTCCGGGCGCAGAGACGACACCCCCCCGGTTTGGGTCCTTCCTTGGCTAAACAGCGCAGGTTTCCCGTTCCCCACTTCAGATTTTTTGCACGTGAGTAACCCGAACTGGATTCATTACACGTGGCGAATCGTGGTCGCAAAGCGGTTAACGCCAGCCAGCCGGAGTTCGTGAAGCGTGCCCGGGCGTTGCGGCTTCAGTTGAAGGATCTGGATTCGCAGTGTGACACGCGGATTGTGTGGACGGCTGACAGCCAGTTGGAGGTTGCGGAGTTCTTCGGTGTCTCGATTGATACCGTGAAATCGTGGACTCGGAAAAACATGCCGGGCGCACCGAAGGCGTATCGGCTAGACAAGATCGCGCAGTGGTTGCGGACAGAGGGCCCGGGTTCTTCGCGGATTCAGGCGTCTGACGATCCGTTGCTGGGCGAGGGCGAGTCTCCGGCGTTGGAGCGATACCGTCTGGCGAAGGCGCAGCATGCCGAACTGGACTTGGAGGAACGGCGAGGGAACCTGATCGACAAGAGCAAGTGCCGGGACGTGTTGTCGATGTGGGCTGGTGTGATTCGCAAGCTGGGTGAGTCGATTGGCAGGCGGTTCGGCGTCGAGGCACATCGGGAGATCAACGACGCTCTGGATGAGTGCGCATCGATCGTGAGGAGCATGGACAATGCAGGTAGCTGAATTGCCTGTCGCGAGCCTGATTGAGTCTCTGGGCTGGTGTCTGGAGCTGTCTAGGGCTCCGGTCGTACGGACGATTCACGATTGGGCAGAGGCTGTGATCCGGTTGCCGAATGGACCGTGGCAGGGGCAGCGGTATCGACATCATCGGCATCCGTTCTCGGGTGCGTTCTATCGCGAGATTGACAGCGGGCGTTGGTCTCGATTCGCGGTGGTGGGCCCTACGCAGAACGGCAAGACGTTGATGTGTTATGTGCTGCCTGTCTTGTACCACCTGTTTGAGTTGAAAGAGACCGTGGTAGTGGGTTTGCCGTCGATGGACATGGCGAACGACAAGTGGTCGGAGGATTTCCTGCCGGTGATCGAGGCGAGCGATTATCGGGATCTGTTGCCGGTCAGCGGTGAGGGTTCGCGTGGCGGTCAGGTGAAGCGGGCGATCACGTTTCGGAACGGGGCAACGTTGCGATTCATGACGAGTGGCGGCGGTGACAAGACGCGATCTGGTTACACGACGCGGGTTGTGGCGATTACCGAAGTTGACGGAATGGATGAGTCCGGTTCGCGCAGTCGGGAATCGGACAAAATCGAGCAGCTTGAGGCGCGGGCAGGTGCATTCGGTCGGGTTGGCAAGCGGGTCTATCTGGAGTGTACGGCGTCGATCGAGCGTGGCCGGATCTGGCAGGAGGTGACGGGTGGCAGCAATGGTCGTCTGCTGCGTCCGTGTCCGTATTGCGGGGCGTATGTGACTCCTGAGCGTGAGCATGTGCGGGGCTGGGAGGATGCACAGACGAGTGAGCAGGCGGCGAGGGAATCGTATGTGGTCTGTCCAGCGTGCGAGGCGAGATGGAGCGAGGAGGATCGGCGGTCGGGCTGGCAGAGGATTGTGATTGCTCATCAGGGTCAATCCGTGACTCCGGCTGGTGAGTTGGTCGGGGACTATCCGGAGACGCAAACATGTGGCTTGCGGTGGTCAGCGATTGACAATCCATTCACGACGATTGCCGATCTGGGTGCCGAGGAATGGCAGGCTCATCGTGCGAGGGATCGGGAGAATGCAGAGCGGAAGATGCGGCAATTCCTTTGGGCGTTGCCGTATGATCCGCCGGAAGTGGAGATGACTCCGCTTGATGCTGGGGAGATTGAGCAGCGAGTGAGCAGCTGGAAAAAGGGGGTTGTTCCGGACGATGTGCAATCACTGGTGATCGGCGTGGACACGGGCAAGCGGATGCTGCATTGGACGGCGTTGGCTGTCTGCGAAAGCGGCGTGCGGGTCATCGAGTACGGCAAGCATCCGGTGCAGAGTGACAAGCTGGGCGTCTATCGTGGATTGATGCAGGCGATGACTGAACTGGCGGCGTACTACGGGCAGGGGTGGAACACGGCGGACGGGCGGAACATCAAGCCAGCGCAGGTGTGGGTTGACTCCGGATACCATGAGCATACAGACGCGATCTATGAATTCTGCGGCAAACTGAACAGTGCGTTGGGTCGGGATCTGGGTGCGGAGATGTATCGACCGACGAAGGGTTATGCGGACGGCCAGCGGGGGATGACTCGGTACAAGACGCCGGACACGAAGCGGGACGGGATGCTGTATGTCGGGAGCAATTTCCATGTGGCGAAGGTCAAGCGGAATGGTAAGGTGGTTCCGGGCGTGATGCTGGTGCACATCAATTCCGATCACTGGAAAAGCGAACTGCATCAGCGGGTGGGGATGCCACCAGAATCTGCGTTGGCGGTGACTCTGTATCAGGCCGCCAGTTATTCGGAGCATGCCGAGTTCTGCCGACATCTCACGGCAGAGAAGCAGGTCGAGAAGTATATTGAAGGTCGGGGCGTGGTGATTGTGTGGGAGCGTGTTGACCGCAACAATCACTGGCTGGATGCGACGTATGCGGCGTTATGTGCTGGCGAAGCTGTGACGTTTCAGCAGCAGCGCGAGGCGAAGAAGAAGCAGCCGTTATCACTCCGGGACATGGCGGCGAAGGCCCGATGAAAAACAAGTCGCGGAAGACGTTGCAGCAGATGCAGGCTGAGTCCATGACGCAGGACGAATCCGGTCTGCTGGTGTGCGACAAGTGCGGGTGCATGGACTTCCGGACGTATGCGACCAAGCAGCTCTCCATCGGTGTGCAGCGTTATCGACAGTGTCGGAACTGTGGCCGGAAGGTGGTCACGTTGCAGGCCCGTGAGCGATATTTACGCGACGTGGACAGCGATTCTTAACTACTGTCTACACATAGACGATAGTTGCTGATATTCGTCTAGACGGCCTGAATCGGGCGTGCGAATGTGCATGAATGATCATGCAGGCTTCACCGATTCTGGACTCGTTCGGGCGTCCGTTGCCAAAGCGTTCGCGCGTCCGTCAGGATCTGGCTGAGGCATTGGATCGGCAGCGGCAACTGAAGCAGCGTCAGCAGGCGCATGGCAGTTACGATGCGGCGCGTGACACTGACGAGCATCGACGGTACTGGGCGAACGCAGACGCATTAGACGCGGACTCTGCTAACTCTCCGCATGTGCGGTCGAAGCTTGTTCAGCGGTCGCGTTACGAGGTTTGGAACAACGGGTATGCGGACGGAATCGCGGCCACATACACGAACGATCTGGTTGGGATCGGTCCAACGTTGCGGATGCAGACGGCCAGCGAGGCGTTCAATCGCATGGTCGAGGCGGCATGGTGGCGGTGGTCGAAGGCTGTGCAGTTGCGGCGGAAGTTGTGGTGCATGGCGCATGCGAAACATACGGACGGCGAGGCGTTTGCCGTACTGCGAGAGAACCGGAATCTAAGGGATGCGGTCAAGATTGATCTGGTGCTGCACGAGACGGAACAGTGTGCAACGCCGTATCTGCCGTTCGGGACAAAGGGGAAGATTGACGGGATCGAGTTCGATGATTTTGGCAATCCGACATACTACGAATTCCTGAAGGAGCATCCCGGAAGCAGCAATGGATTCGGGTTGCTGACTCAATCGGAGCGGGTTCCGGCGAAGTATGTGCTGCATTGGTTCCGGATGCGGCGTCCGGGTCAACATCGAGGTATTCCCGAGACGACATCTACGCTCAATGCAGGTGCTGCTGGCCGGCGATGGCGGGAGTCTGTTGTCAGTGCATCTGAGAACATTGCGAGTCATCCAGTATTCCTGAAGACGCAGTTCGAACCAGAAGAAATGGACATGGTCGCGCCCATGTCCACGATGGAATACGAAAGACAGGTGCTCACTGCGTTGCCGTCTGGGCATGGCGTCGAGCAGTTGAAAGCCGAGCAGCCTACCGCGAACCATGAGATGTTCATGCGGAGTCTGATCAACGAACAGGCTCGACCGAAAAACATGCCGTTCAATAAGGCGGCCTGCGATTCATCGTCATACAACTACGCATCAGGTCGGCTGGATCATCAGACCTATTACGGGTCACTGGATATTGACAGAGCCGACTGTAATGACGTGGTTCTGGATCAACTGTTTGCCGTCTGGTTTGAGATGGCTGTCGTTACATACGGATGGTTCGGTGGCAATCCGGAAGCGGTTGATGCAGCGTTGATGCCGCACGAATGGGACTGGCCGAAGCACCAAGCGGCGGACATTGTGGCAGAGGCGGACGCATCGGATAAGCGGCTGAAGAACGGGACCACATCTTTAACTTCGGAGTATTCGGCCAGTGGCTTGGATTACGAAGATGAACTGATCGAGATGGCAGCGGCGAACGGTGTTGATGTCGATACGCAACGGAAGATCAACATGCTGTTGAATCTGCCGCAGCATGTGTTGCCAGCGGTGGTCAGTCTGCTGGGTCTGAACGGAACGGAATCAGGTAGCGGGGGTGCAGACGATGGCGTTGAGTAAGAACAAGCTATGCGCGTTGAGTGCGCCGGTGGAGATCACGGCAGGCGAGCCGGTCGAGGGTGACGTATCACGTCCGGCCCCGAAGCGGTTCTCTGCGACGTTCTATACGGGTGGCACGTTGGTTGTCGGGGGCTGGGACTTACCGGTTGCCGTCGATCTGGCCAGCCTGAAATACGGCAAGGTTCTTGTTGCGAATCTCGATCATGACCGCACCAAGCGGGTCGGCAATTTCGAGGTGGTCAACGATGGGAAACAGTTGATTGCGAACGGTGTGGCAAGTGCGGCTACACCGTATCGGGATGAGGTCATTAACTCGGCTCTGGACGGCTACCAGTGGCAAGCGAGTCTGGAGGTCACAGTGGGTCGGGTGCAGGAGATTGCAGCCGACAAGAAAGTGACGGTCAACGGACAGGAGATCACGGGCCCGGCGTATGTGATTCGCTCGGGGACGTTGAAGGGTTTCGGTTTCGTTTCGCACGGTGCGGACGATAACACGACGGCGACGGTAGCGGCTGCGGCTGCTCCATCCATCACAAGTGGGGTTGCAATGGACGCAGAATTTAAGGCATGGCTGGAGTCGCTGAGCATCGACGCAAGCGGCATGAACGATCAGCAGATCGAGGAACTGAAAGCCAGTTACGAGGGCCGGAAGGCGGTCAAGAAACCGGCCCTGAGTGCATCCGGATTTGAAGCCAAGAAGCTCGAAAAGGAGCGGTGCGACAAGATCCTTGACTATGCGTTCAAGGCTTGTGATTCGCAGCCTCACAACATCGACGCGATCAAGGAACTGGCCGATCAGGCTATCGAAGCCAAGTGGGATGTCGACAAGTTCCGCCTGGAGTTGCTCGAGGCCAGTGTTCCCGATGCGCGTATGCCGATGGCCGGGCGACGTGACGAGCGGTTGACTTCGAAGGTTCTGGAAGCGGCGATCTGTCAGGCTGGCCGTTTGCCGAACATCGAGAAGGCTTTCGACGATCAGACGCTGCAGGCTGCTCACGATCGGTTCCGGGGTCAGATCGGACTGAACCAGCTGATCCTGACTGCTGCAACAGCGAAGGGGTACCGGAGCGATTACAGCACAAAGGTGACCATCGATGCCCTGCAGGCTGCATTCGACAAGCAGGGTGGTCGGCAGATTCATGCTGCTGGTTTCTCAACGATCAGCATTGCGACGATCCTGTCGAACGTGGCGAACAAGTTCCTGCGGGTGGGCTGGGAGTCGGTTGACATGACTCCTCTGCGAGTGGCTGCGATTCGTGCTGTCAACGACTTCAAAACGATCACAACTACCAGCCTGCTGGCTGACGTGGAGTACGAGAAGGTTGGCAAAGGCGGTCCGATCACTCATGGGACGCTGGGAGAAGTGACGTACAGCAACAAGGCCGACACCTATGGCCGGATGCTGGCTGTCGCGCGTGAGGATTTCATCAATGACGATCTGGGCGCGTTGACGGACACTCCCCGCAAGCTGGGTCTGGGCGGTGCAAGGGCACTGAACCGGATCTTCTGGACAGAGTTTCTCGACAACGCATCCTTCTTCACTGGCGGCAACAACAACGTCAATACGGGCGTTGCCAACATGACGCTGGAGGGACTGGATACTACTGAGAAGATCTTCCGCGAGCAGAAAGATCCAAACGGATTCCCGCTCGGTGTCCGGCCGGCAATCCTGCTGGTTCCGCCTGCTCTGTACAATCGGGCAGTCTCGCTGGTCAGTCCATCGTTGATGGTGACTGGAGCCAACACAACGATTCCAAACTTCAATCCGTTCGTTGGCCGTTATCGCGTCGAGAGCAGCGAGTACATGAGCGACGCGAACTTCAGCGGCTACGATGCGGCGGCTTGGTACATGCTGGCAGATCCGTCAGTGTTGCCGGTAATCGAGATTGCGGCCCTGTACGGTCGGGTGGAGCCGACTGTCGAGTCTGCTGATACCGAGTTCAACACGCTCGGGATCCAGATGCGTGGCTACTGCGACATCGGCGTGCGGAAACAGGAATATCGCGGCGGTGTCCGCGCAGACGGGGGTGATTCGTGATCAAGATTCTGATGCTGCGTAACCCGTCCGTTCGCTTGGGGTGTAGTCTGCTGGCGAACGAGATCGGGTTAGTGGAAGACGATCTGGCTCGGCGGTTGATTGCGATGAACATCGCCATCGAGGTTGAGCCAGATCAGGAAGCCGAAGCGGTGGAGGCTCCTCAGCCGAAGCCGCGTCCGGAAGTGACTGATCCCATGCAGGATCTGGATGCTGTGCCGGAACCGGTGATCTTCGACGAACCAGAACCTGTGATTCCTGTACCTCGGCGGCGGAGAGCAAAGAGTGAGTGACCGACTAGCATTTCTGGGGATGCCTTCATACGGCAAGATGACAGCCTCATCGAGCCGTGGTCTGTGGCGTGCCCGGCGTGATATGTCCAAGGTCATTGTTGGCTACCAAACGAATTCGTTGTTGGCAGCGAACTTCAATGGCCTGTGGTGTACCGCGCTGAATCTGGTTGGAACCGGGAAGCCGGTCGCGTACTTTGCCATGCTGCATGATGATGTGGGGCCGGAAGAATGGTGGCTCGACAAGCTGATTGCAGAGATGGAGGAGCAGGAACTGGACGTGCTGGGGGTTGCGGTCCCGATGAAGTCGGGGCAGGGGTTGACGTCGCTTGCGATTGCGAGCGATGACAGCAACTGGAATCCACGTTGCCGGATCACGATGCACGAACTGTATGAGTTGCCGGAGACGTTCACGAGCGAGGACGTGGGCGGGCGACTGCTGATCAATACGGGGTGTTGGGTCTGCCGTTTCGATCCTCAGTGGGCGAGCGGCATGCACTTCACCATCAATGATCGGATTATCTTCGATGAGGAGTTGGGACGCTATCGGCCACAAGTTGAGCCGGAAGATTGGTACTTCAGTCGACGTTGCCATGAACTGGGGTTGCGTGTCGGTGCAACTCGGAGTGTGGCGGTGGAGCATGTGGGTGAGGCGTCCTACATGAATACATACGCGTGGGGATCAGAGCGGTTTGATTCTCACTACGTTTCTGAGAGCGTCTTGCCACAACTGGCAGGAACAACAAGGGGGTAACGAAAATGGCAGAGACGACTTTCGTAAGCGGTTCACCGGTCAACATCAGCTATACGCCAACAGGCGGCGCGGTGGCTGAGGGTCAGGTGATTGTGATCGGGACAGTGGAGGCGAACACGACTGGCACGGGTGCATACGTGGCAATCGCACCGCTGGCCATCGCGAACAACGTGGCCGGTTCGCTGTCATTGGGCGGCGGCATCTACGAGGTGGTGAACCTGAATAACGCGGTCAATGGTGCCAAGGTCTGGTGGAGCGATTCCGTCAACAAGGTCACGACGACTGGAACCAACAACGCGGTGTTCGGCTTCGTGGTGGCCGATGGTGGCGGTGGAGCGAACAGCGTCTGCAAGGCCCTGCATTCGCCAACATCTGTTTAATGAAAGGCTGCTGTGATGAGTGAGCCGCTGGAACCTATCGAGTCGATTGAACAGGCGATTGAGGAGATCGCGAAGGGCATGGTTGCTTCGTCGAGCGAGCATGGCCGGACTGTGCAACGATTGCCGATCAAGGATCTGATCGAGGCGGCGAACTATCTGGCGGCTCAGAAGGCGGCGAAGAATCCGACGTTCGGATTGCGTCGAACGCGGATGATTCCTCCGGGCGGTGGTGGCTGAGATGGCGTCTCGATTCGATCAGGTGTTCAGCACGTTGGGGCTGCCTGCATTGCAGCGTGAGTTCGGCGTGATGGTGCGGATCGAACGCGGCGTCAACGTCTCTGGTCTGATTCCGGCTCGGAGGGGTGCCCGGGACTATGCGGCGATTGGTGCTGAGTACGGCATCGAGATCACAATCACGATGTGGGACTACCTGCTTCCGGTCGATGCGGTGATTGTCGATGGTGATCTGATCGTGCCGCGTGTCGGTGATCGGATTCACGACGGCAGCGAGGTTTATGAGGTCCAGCCATACGATCCGAACAAGCCTGCTGTGGAATACCAGTCGGCTGGGAACGAGTGGCTGATTCATACGAAGCGGATTGTCTGATGGCTCTGGTGATTGACTTGGCTGATGCAATTGCGGGTCTGCTGAATGCGGCAGAGATCCCGGGTTTGCCGACGGTCCGGAGATCGTATCCAGACTGGGACGATAAGTTCTCCGACTTGAAGGATGTCGCGGTTGATGTCGTGTTCGTGTCCAGTGAAAACAACATGGTGGAACTGGATGGGTACAGCACGCAGAAAACCGATGTGGCGTATGACGTGGCCATCCGGAAGCGATTCGTTTCAGCAGACAAGGGGAGTGTCGGACGGGTGGAGAATGCGGCGGTAGATGCGATGCTGGCGCTGTTGGAGCAGGTGCAGCGGGTGTTGTGTCAGGCCCGCGATGAGGAGATCAGTTTGACCGGCGGCAGTGTGGCAAACTGGCTTTCGGCATCGGTCCGAACGTACTGCGATTACCAGCGGCTGCGAGAGGGGATTTACTTGGGCGTCTTGCGGGTGCGGTATCAGCTGCACATGGAGGCGTAATGTTTGAGTTCAAATGGGAGTTTCTCGACGAAATGAGTGCCGTTGAGAAAGCGGTGCAGAAGACGGCCTATAGCGGTGTGCGGCATGCGGCCATGTCGATCCGCAAGGACATCATCGGGAGCATTGAACAGAGTCAGGATCCAGCAGAGCCGGGGAGTCCGGTGCGGACGCGGGGACGGCGTGGCAACGTGAAGCGGTCGATTTATGCGGCTGTGGATGGTGACGCGGCGGTGATCGGTCCGCGATATTCGTTTGTGGGTGATGCGATGGAGGCCCATGAGTTTGGGACATCGCGATTTGGAACAGATTACCCGGCGCGGCCTACATCGGGTCCGGCGTTGGATCGAAACTTGGACAGATTCGCGGATTGGTTCGCGGGTCGAATCGGCGAGTAACCCTGAGAGGTGACACATGGCAAAGAAGATGGGATATCAGGGTCTGCTGTACTACGGGACCAAGGGGGCGACTGCTGCAACGCAGGTGCTGAATCGTGTCGATGCGTCATTCGATATCGACGTTGAGACCGGATCAACAACGTCTGCAGGTGACGGCAACAGTGTGCCGATCAATACGGGTGAGGCGGTGGCACTGACCGGCAAGGTCACGTTCAATATGATCGTGGATTCAAACGATACCGCGATTGTGGCGATGGCTGCTGCGGCATCGACTGGCAATCCGATTGCGTTGCGATTCATTCGTGCCACGGGCGCAACTGGTCTCGATGCCGATTGCGTGATCAAGATGACGCAGGGTGCTCCACTCAAGGGCGAGCAGACAATCGATATCGAGGTGGTGGCGTTGTCGGCTTCTCTGCGTGCTCCACTTCTCAACGCCTAATAGCCGGATGACGGCAGGGGAATAAGCAATGTCCATGAATGTGACATATAGCGTGTCTGTCTCCGGTGCTGGGCTGTCGATCCAGTCGAGCATCATCAGGACCGGAAGCGCGGGTATCAGTCTGTTTGAGACGCTGCCTGCCGCGAAGGCTGGTACGCTCTCGACGCGGACGGACAACGACACAGGAACGCTGACTCTCGGGACGGGACACGGCATCACGGACGGCGATGTGGTTGACATCTACTGGGATGGCGGTGTTCAGCACGGAGCAATTGTCGGGACGGTGGCTGGCAACAGTGTTCCGTTCGATGGCGGGACCGGTGACAATTTGCCGGATCAGGGGACTGCGATCACGGTGATGAAACAATTGCAGGCCGGGATTCATATTCCGGGTGCAGACGTGGCGATTGCGGCGATTGAGTTCCGGACCGCGAATCGCAGCCTGCAGGTTCCGGCCCGCGTGGAGTTTTTCGACTCGGACGATTCGCTGCTGGTGGCGATGGATCTGGTTTCGAATGCGCCCAAGGTCATCGACATTGCCGGTGGTGACTCCGATCCGTTCGGCGGTACTGTCTCCTATGTGTTGGTGACACATGCCGGGTCGTCTTCGACTGAGGTCTATCAGTTGCAGGTGATCGGTACTTACGATGCAACTCCGTAGTGAATGGTGATTGATGCCGAGTTTCAAGGACCGTCTGGGGCACGAGTGGGTGGTGATGTTGGATGCGCCATCCATCGAGGAGATTCGTGATGAGCATGGCGTGAATCTGGTGGCGATTGACAAAGATCCGCTGCTGAGGTTGCGTGATGATCCGCTGGTGCTGGTCACGGTAATCTCGGTGCTGTGCCGGGAGCAGATTGCCGAACGGAAACTGAGTGCGGTGCAGTTTGCGAAGCGGTTGCCGTCTCCACCAGATCCGATGCTGGAAGCGTTGCGGGAGGCGGTTATCAGTTTTTTCCCGTCTGGTCGCGCTTCTCACGTTCGCGAGGTCATTGCGAAGTACGACGAAATGGCCTTGAAGCTCGACCAGATAGCGGAGGAGAAGATTGCGGCGATGATGAACGATCCGCAGTTGATGAAGTTGATCGACCGGAAGGCGGATCAGGTGATGAGGGAAGCGATTCGGGAGATGGGCCGCGAAGTTGGCACATGATCTACGAGGGGCATCACCTCGTGTATGTGATCGACGATGCGGACGGTGCCGAGGCGTGCTATCGATACGCCGGGATCGTGGGCGTTTCGGCTCGGAAGCATACGCTGCGGCAGCTGTGGATGATGGCTGAGGGGGTCTTGCGGCAGCGGAGAATCGACCATGTGCAGTTGGCCTGTATTGCGTTGTCGCATGGCGTGGATGTGGAACGGTATTTAGAGACCGGAGTGATTGGCGAATCGTCGGTTGGTAAGCCTCTGGAATTGACTCCGGAGATGCAGGCGAGGGTTGATGCGGAGGTCGAGCGGATTCGGCGCGAGAACCCGCACTTGCCTTCGCTGCCGGTCGTGAAATAGGAGATGTAGCAATGGCTAAAGCGGATGTGATGGCTGGCCGTGCTTACGTCTCATTGTTCGTCAAGAATGAGACCACTGCGGCGTTGGCGAAGGCCAAGAAGGAACTGCAGTCGTTCGGCAAATCGATGATGGCCGTGGGTGCGGGCGTCAGTGCCATCGGGACCGGCATCGTGGGCACGTTCGGCCTGATGGTCAAGAGATTCTCGGATGCCGGTGATGCGCTCGACAAGATGTCTGGCCGCACAGGCGTTGCAGCTGCCGCGCTGTCAGAACTGGGGTTCGCTGCCGAGCAGTCTGGCGGTTCGATCGAGGATGTCGAGTCGGCAATCAAGACTCTGCAGAAACGGCTGTCTGCTGGCGGAAGCTTGCTTGCAGCGGGCGGCCCTGTTGGTGACGTACTGAATGAGATTGGACTGAGTCTGGAGTATATTCAATCGATCAAGCCGGAGCGGCAATTCGAGACGGTTGCTGCTGCCATTGCAGGCGTGGAAGATCCATCGAAGAGGGCGGCTGTTGCGATGAAGCTGCTGGGTGGCAGCGGACGACAACTGCTCCCGATGCTGGGGTCTATCAAGGAGCTGCGGGCAGAGGCTCGGGAGTTGGGATTGTCTCCGTCTCCCGAGTCGATCAAAAACGCGGCGGATATCAACGATGCGTTTAATCGCGTCCGGCGTGTCGTCGAGGCGCTGAAATATGAGATCGGCGACGCGGTGGCCCCGGCGTTCATGAAGGTTGCCGACGCAACCACGCGTGTGGTTGTGACGGTGAGGAAGTACATTTCCGAGAACAAACCACTCATCGTCACGGCGCTGAAGGTCGGTGCCGTGCTGGCGGCTGTCGGGACGGCGATCATTGCTGCAGGTGCGGCCATCTACGGCGCCGGCGTGGTGATCGGCGGGTTCCTGACTGCGCTGTCGGCCATTGCGAGCGTAGGGACGATGGTTGCTGCCGTGTTCAGTGCGATTGGTGTGACGTTCGGTCTGCTGTTGACTCCGCTGGGTGCTGTGGTCGGTGCGTTGATTGCTGCTGGTGCGGCATGGGCAACGATGACGACGGCTGGACGGGATGCTGTCTCCGGTCTGCGGCAGATTGTCACCGGTGCATTCGGTGCGATCAGTGAGACGGCTTCATCGACAATCGGGGGCATTCTCGATGCGTTGCGGTCTGGAGATCTGGAATTGGCCGGACGTGTGGCGATGACGGGTCTGCAGTTGGCGTTTGCTCAGACTCTCGACGCGATCCACGCTCTGTTTGGCGAGACGTGGGGGACGTTGGCGGAGGAGCTATTGACGGGGGACTTTGCCGGCGCGTGGTCCACATTGGGGGCTGCGATTCTGGATACGCTGGCGAACGTGGCGGGCGGCATGGTCAGTCTGTTTACGGGTGCGGCTGATGCGGTGCTCGCGAAGTGGCAGCAGGTCGTCAACGGAATCAGTGATTTGATCTTGGAAGCGGCGTCTGGCGGCGGTGCTCTGGGGTGGGCATTCGAGCAGATCAGCGGCGTCAACATGCAGCAGGAGGTTGAGCGTGGCCGGGCGATTGAGCAGCAGCGGCGTGCTCGTGGGATGGCTGCTGATGTGGGCGGTGGCCGTGCTGAGGATCCGTTTATTGCTGGTCTGCGGGAGCGTGTCAAAGCTTTAGGCGAGGCGATGAATGAGCAGATGGCAGAGAGTATTGACGCAACTGGCAGCGCGTTGGAATCACGAACTGGCGGGCGGGCAAAAGCGGTCAGTGAGAGCGTGCGGAAACTGCAGGAGGAGTTGCAGAAACTGCGGGCTGATGCGGCCAAGCAAACATCGGCTATGTCGTCGGTGCGGTCTGCAGCAGCGGGTGGTGACGATGGGTTGCCGGAAGTGGTCTCTGGCGGTGCATCGGTCGCGAGCTTTTCGTTGGCAGCATTGGCAGCGACGGCAACGCGGAGCTTCGAGCAGAAGCAGTTATCAGCATTGTCCAAGCTGACTGAGCAGGGAGAGGACGATATCGAGATGATGGGCGAGCTGGTTTCGACCGTCAAAGGCTGGAGCTTGCATCACGCATGAGAATCATTCCGATCACTGACGGCATTGAGATGAATGGCAATCCGCCATCGGCAATGTACCGTTACAAGGTTGTTGATGTGTTCGACGTCGAGACCGCCACATCGTTCGCGTTGGTGTCAACTGCGGCGTTGGTTGCGACTCCATACGGCGTCTTGTACCGCAACGATGTGCGGATGCGGCGGGCGGCATATAATCAATGGATGGTGGAAGTCCCGTACGGAACGCGGCAGAGCGAGGTTGGCGAATGGACATGGGATTTCGATACGACGGGCGGGACGGTGCATATCACGCAGGCCCGTGAGGAGGTGGCCCGGTATCCAGCAGACACGGCACCGGATCAGCAGGGGGTCATTGCCGTTGATGGCGATGAGGTTCGCGGTGCCGAGATCGTGATCCCGGCGATGAAGATCAACGTCACATATCGGCATCCGCTGGGGATTGTGACGCTGGCCTTTGCCAAGGCTCTCAGCGAGATCACCGGGACGGTCAACAGCACGCCGTTCCTGTCGTATAGTCCGGGTCAGGTCTTGTTTCTTGGTGCTCGGGGGTCTGATGGAACGAGTGCGGATGCGAGCGTGAGTTATCAATTTGCGATGGCCAAGAACGAGACGGGCGTAACGATTGGGAGCGTGGGCGGAATCGCGAAAAAAGCGTGGGATGTGGCGTGGGTTCGCTATCGTGACACGGTGACGGTGGCGGACGGTGAGGATAGGCCAACACGGATTCCGCAGTATGTCTATGTGGATCGGGTGTACGAGGAAATCGACATGGCAGCAGCTCTAGGATTCGGCGCATGACACCACTGAATTCGGACGGCAAGGCGTCTCCCGGTGCTCCGTTTGTTCCGCCACGGGCAAAGCTCTGGAACAGCATGATTGATGCTGGTCGGGACTACGAGCAGAGTCGGTTGTCGGCTGGTGCTCCGGATCCGCTGAAGGGTCGGCAAACGGATCTGCTCAAGTGCCTGAATGCGAGCGGATCGAGTCGGCGGCGTGGTGAGGTGCTGGCATTCGACGGCAAGGCGATTGCGGACCTGTCGAATGAGCATATGTGGCTGACCGGAGTTGCACCGTATGCAGGGTCATATTTCGGGCTGCTGAGAGATCCGGCTGCGGATGGCGATGTCGTGTCCGTGCAGGTGTCCGGCGTGTGCATGGCGATTGTCGATGTGCAGAACAGCGGGCATCGTCGGGCAAGTGCAGTTGAGGGGGAGTATGTGCTGCGGTCCGATGAGGACGGACCGATTGAACTGCTGTATGTTCCGGACGAGCTGGGCGAGCAGGAATGCGCCGTGCGGTTTTCGTCGTCGATTCCGGACACCGGCGGAGGTTCCGGTTCAACGGCGGTCTGTCAATGTCTGCAGCGGTACGGATATTTCCCGCCTCAGGTGCCGGAGAAGTTCTCGCACAATCAGCCGTATCGGTGGGTGTTCGTCGGTGTGCTGGAATGGCTGGCTGAGAACGGTGTCGTTGTGTCGTCGTTCGATGGCGAGGATCTGACCCTCAGCGGGTTTCAACTGGTCTGGGAGACAGACACGCCAGTCAATACATGGGTCAGCCCGCCGATGTCTCGGACGTGCCCTGATTCGTCTCCGGTGGTTGAGGATGAGTATTTCGCGGTACTGACGGAAGATCCTGTTTACGGCTGGAAACTGAGGATCGCAATGGCCGATGACGTGGAGCCGAATTGCGACGATCAGATTGATGTGACGTGGGTTTGCTCGCATCCGTTCACGCCTCAGCCGGATAGAACGAATTCAATGCACATTCTCGATACGGAGAGCAAGCGGCGTGGAGACTTCAGCCCTTACGAGACTGATTATGTGGATCCACCGACACGATGCAATTACTGCCTCTTCCCGGCGATTGATCGCACTTCGCTGAGTTGTCCATCCCCGAATGTTCGGGAATTCGATCCGCTTCCCAACGTGGTGGGAATTCAGACCAATGCAGACAATGTGTTCTCTGGATGGATCGACTTTCCATATGATCTGGAGACAAGAATCAACTACACGCACGCGCGAGAGGCAGCACACTCGATCTTCATGAGAATGAAGGTGTTGCGATTATTTAACCGCACTTCAAATAGCGTCTTATGGAGGGCCAACTTGGGATTTGCTGCAGACGAGGAATTTGACATTGACGTCTATTGGGACGGCAACACAGTCCACCAGAAATTCAAGCTGACATTCGGGAACACATACTATACGGGATCGTACTGCGAACTGTATGCAGGCTGCGGGCTAAATCAATCTCCGTTGCCGGATGAATACGTTCCGCCGCCGAATTACCCTGTCACTGCCACGCGGCGAATGGTTCTTCGGATGAGTGGAACATTTGAGCTGACAGAGCAGCCACCGCTGTCTTCTGCACCATTCAATTTCCCAGTAGTGATCGCGATAAAGTTTGTTGCCTGCCGGTACTACACATACACATCACCGTCTCCCGGAGATACTTGGTGGATGACTGCAATTGGTGTCGACGAAGACACTAGCAATTGGCACTTCGATCAAATGAATAACGCATTTCCGGACGCTATGAACTACAGAATTCAAGATGGTTCTCAGGTGTGGACTCCGTCGGCACCGATCTATCTCGTCAATGCTGAGGGATAATGCGCACGGTCAGGATCGGCGGACGAACATTGCATCTCAGCGAGACGGCCCCTGTCGAGGTCAAGGCGGAACGTCCGGCCTGTCTCCACCTCGGACGGCTCCTCGGGCACGAACCGGCCAATTGCTGCGGCGGAGTGCAGGCAATCCATGCGTGCGGATATCACGGACACTGCACCCCGGCCGCATGTCGCGATTGCCGGGAATACGACCAGCC